TGACAAACAGTATATCATCATTGACAAACAGTATATCATCATTGACAAACAGTATATCATCACTATCTTATTAGATAGTGAAGAACATCTCCGTTTGTAAAAAGTACTAAAGTGTGTACGAAAAAACAGTACTTCAAAATTTACACACTACCTCTTTTGCAAAAAAAACATCTTCTTCTTTGTTGACAGTACAGTATATCATCATTGACAAACAGTACATCATCACTAACAAACAGTATATCATCATTGACAAACAGTACATCATCACTAACAAACAGTATATCATCACTATCTTATTAGTTAGTGAAGAACATCTCCGTTTGTAAAAAGTACTAAAGTGTGTACGCAAAAACAGTACTTCAAAATTTACACACTACCTCTTTTGCAAAAAAAAACATCTTCTTCTTTGTTGACAGTACAGTACTTCTTCACTAACAAACAGTATATCATCATTGACAAACAGTATATCATCATTGACAAACAGTATATCATCATTGTTTGTAAAAAGTACTAAAGTGTGTAAATAAAAACTCTACTTAAAAAGTTTTCCACTATCTCTTCTTCGTATCCCCAATCAAAGAGTGTGATTACACTCTTTATGATATGAATTATGGTCGTTGACTACCACGAACAATGGAAGATAACTTGGAAATTCGATTATCCATGGGGATAATTCCTTCATGGGTGTATTGATGAACTTTAATATTGTCAGTATATACATAACAGTTGTAATTATTGTTTACTAACTTTAGAGTTAGCATGGATTGTTTATTACCACTGATAGTATTGTCAATACCGATTCTTTGTAAATCCAAACCAAATACATGACAGTGATAACCTATCTCATCTGGATCTGTAGCCCCAGTATTGAAATTACGTCCATAGGAATGGTAATCTGATGGAATATCTTCCCATTCCATATCTGTTCCCCGAAGGAAGGAACTTGAAATAATTGGATCACCACTGATATTTTCGTCATCATCGGTTGAGTAGTTACTGTAATTGTTGTAGGTGAGAAAATCACGTCTGATAGCTACCCAGAGTATTGCTCGATAATCAAACACTCCTTCAATCTTCACAGAGAGAGAATTATCCTGTCCGATACCTCCAGTTTTTACTTGCATAAGTTCATTGTGAAACACAATATGTTTATTTTCTAGGGTTTCATTAGTGATAAAGTCCTTTTCATTGGAGCTTATCTTAGCATAATAACCGATAACTTCAGGAGCTTCAAAGAAGAGATTGGCATCAACATCAAAGTGAAACTTATCCTTATGGTCAACAGCTTTACAGTCTTTCCATGTGCCATCATCTTGAAGTTCTTGTAAACGGAGAAGTTCAAATACCTTATTACGAAGGTAGAAATTGTGTACAATCTGTAATTTGTTATCTGGAGATATTTTCAATGCCTTATGATGAGCATTTGCATATGAGAAAGGTAGCGGAAAATTAATAATATATTGCGGAAGTTCAGTAGTCCATCGAGTGAGCTTATTTATCATTCCGATTTTCAATCGGTAACCTTTACGTTCTCCAGATGTCATGTAATTCTGCATGAGAATATCCATTCCAATAGATGTAATGGGTTCCGAGAGCTTCTTCACACCTTGCATTATCTCACCTGATATAATCAGATTGTGACCGAGGTTATGACACCAAGCCATACGGTACCGATGTCGATATTCTTCTTTGATAGATCCATGTGGAATTTTCTGTCGAAAATTAGCTGCCATCAGAAGATCAGAGGTAGTATCTACAGAGAATGTCAAGTTTGATCCGTTACGAACACAGTCAAGTTTTCGTTGATATCGCCGTAAAGGGGGTATTTTATCAAAGCCATTGTTGGTACTACATTCATCTCGATAAATAATTGGATCTACTTGACCTTCAGCAATATACCGCTGAAGAAGACTTGGAGTATCAAGATCATCTGATGCTATTTCACTGATTTCTTTTGTGCTCATTTGGTATATTTCGACTCATGTTTAGATTCTTCTCCTCGATTAAAATGAAAAAATAATCCATACTTTGTGATCTAAACATACAACAAATCATACAAAACTATGGCTACTGAAGAACATATTGAAGAGCACCTTTCAGGTAAAGATTTGAAGAGCTTTCATCGAGCTCAGAGTGTTGATGTTGTCAATGCTACATCTGAACTTTTTGAATTGTGTCGTTTAATGATCAAAAATAGTGGCAAACCTTTAACCGGATCTAATGTCACTCTTGATTTCAAGACACTTGAGCAATTGCAACAGGACAATGTAAAAGCATTACGTTCTGTATTCCGCAATGCTTTTACTTCAACCCGTCAACATGTTAAAGGTTCCAACCCTGATGAACATAAGGCACCACAAGGTTTTGCTATTCCTGTTCGTTTCAGCGATAAGATCATTGAATGGTTGAATGACCCTCGAACGGATTTAACACCTGAAAACTTTGTTTACGAACACAAGACTGTGGATGAAAATGGTGATAGTGTTGTGGAACAACTTCAAGTAGATTCCTTAAATCAATACCTTATGCTTGGCAGTGACAAAGTCTTTGAACATGATGGAATTGAGTATCCATTGACAAACATCTCTACATTGGGTATGATTACAAGCATTCTTACCTTGTATATCACTCGCAAAGGACTTCGAGGTGTTCCAGATCCCAAGGATCCAAAGAAGGTTATTAAAACCTTCTGGACATTGGATGACAATCTCAACGATCACTTTGGGGATATTATTGCCAATATCCGTGAACAGGATTCAAAGAAACCCAAGAAGATTAAAATGCGCAAGGGTAAAGTTGTTGATGAAGTTGTTCCTCCATCTGATAATGCTATCCCATCAAGCATGGTAATGAGAATTGCTTCAAATCTTCGAGATCCCAACGCATCTGAATATTCAGCTATCTATAAACTTCCTCAGATCGTAAGACTAGTAGCCGAAGATCAAAACATTGTATCTGCTGCCAATAAATACTGTAAAACACTCAATAAGTAAATATAAATACCTCTTGCGAGTAATCACTCGCAAGTTTGGATTTTTTTTCACGTATTTTTTTCTGCATCTATAAAAATGGCAAGTCCTCTTGAATCTCTCGCTCCAAGTACTACTTTTACAAGTGTCGAAACTGACGTAACTGTTGTTAAGAACACATCAGGTGTCAAAGGGTATGGTTCTTACGTTGCAGTTTTCTGGGTTATCTGGTTGTTCTTAGCTCCCCTGTTCGTTTACTGGCTTTTCTTCTCATTCCCCTTCCCCTGGTTGTTGACTCCATGCCCGTATTATTCGGCATTAGCACAACCTGGTGCGCAGGCTAAATGTGAAGTTGATAAGGGTCGTTTGTTCTTCTTCAGCTGGATTGTTGGCTGGCTTCTTGTTTTGATCTTTTGGGCAATCAGTCGATTGTGTTAATTTTTTCTAGTGTTAATAAATGAGAACACGCAGTGGCGGCGGAAATGTTAATGTTGGAAATCGTGTGAATGTAAATGCTAGTCACCATGGTGACTAGCATCGAGAATATCCATATATAGGTGGAGCAGCATTAATTGGAACTGCAGCGGTTTTAGCTTCTAGTGCGTCTAATAACAATACTTCAACTCAAGTAGTGTATCCGTATCCGCAAGTTGTAACACTTGAAGAATAATTTTTCTGGCAGTTAAAAACATGAATCCTTATACAAACAACACATCAGCTATCGGCGGCGCAGCCTTTGGTGGTTTAACTGGTGCAGCATTAGGTGGTTTAGTTGCAGGTCCAGTAGGTTTATTACTTGGTGGGACTTTGGGAGCTCTTGGCGGTTCAGCAATCGGTTCGGAACGAGATGACCAAAGGAATTCATATCCGTATCCTTACCAATATCCGTATCCTTACCAATATTCCTATTAACAGACATACTTTAAACCTATACCACAAACAAATCCACTAATATGTAAAATACTAACACCAACATCATTGTGATATCTTTCCAATATATAGGATATTATCAACTGGCTAATGACTAACCAGTTACAGAAGTAATATCCATAAAGACTATACACAACTGTTGAAATACCTAACACACCGAATGCGGTATGTTTGAAGAAACAGTGCCACCAAATTCCTTGCACTACTACTCCACATATGTATGCTGTTAAGGTTATTTTAGCATCTGCATATGGATACAATAAAAGCAACATCATCATGTTGATTATGAAATGTTGATTATTTGCATGACATATGGGTGCAAATATTAACTCTGCAATGGACAGACGATGGCCTGTCCACACAACTGCAGAACCCATAACGAGATGGCTCCACGCACATGCCCAAAGTAATCCAAGCATTAGATGATTGCAATACCCTTTGCAAAACGAGGCACTCCATATTCACTCAATTCCTGATATTTATATTTAAGTTTACGACCTAGATACTGTTCTCGATTATCATAATGTTCAGCTCGCTGTTTAAAGTCACCACATGGTTGAACAGCAAATTCATTACCTCGAGGATCTCTAACTAACCACATGACCATTCCCTTCTGTGTTCCTGTAGCCTCCTGAGCTCCAATAATTTCACCCTCTTCGTCATAGAACTTCTTTACCTTTAACAAGCCCTTGGTTCGCCCAAATACATATTCCTGTTCACACTTACGAAGCATTACACCTTCATAACCATCATTTGTGAATTCATCCAGGTATGTTAAAATATCCTCATAGGATTCAGCAACATGAGTTGGAACAATACACAGTGGTGCTTCAATATCAATGTTGTCGATCAATGCCATGCGAGATGCATAATCACTGTTCGGATCGTGAGGGTTAAAGATATCAAAAATATGATATTCGATAACACCTTCATCTGGGTGTACATCTGTGCTTCTACGCACACGTTCACTAATCTTACTAAAGGTCATTCCATGCGTATATAACTCCCCATCTAAAATCACACCTTCTGGTAATTGGTTGAGCAGTTTCTGAATACTTTCTTTAATATGCTCCAGGAACATAATCTTGGTTGTATGTCTGGACTGACACTTCAATGTATTACCATCTAGCTTCGATACCATCCGTTCACCATCTAATTTAGGCTGGACATAACATGGGTATTCTATTTCCTTAACTGTATTGTATTCATATGCTAACATGGGTTCAAAAAGTCTACCATTTGGAGCTACATACAATTGACGACTATCCTGCTCTTTTAATGTTTCCATTACCTGTTTGCGTAACTCCAATGACCATGGTGGTTCCTGATCAATAAACAGATATACCCGTTGATAACCATCATACAGTTTCTCTCTCCATCGAGTATGACCATCAACCATTGCCTGATCCAGAAAGGTATTCTTTGATTTACACACTATTGGTGCTGTTACTGTTCGCATCTTACCTCCGTGACAGCCAAGTGTCATATAAAGACACTTATTCTTATCATCATACTCAACTACCCATGTGTGTAATTTATTCCTAGCATCTATCTTTCCCAGGGTTGGCCACGTTAAACGCATTTTAAAAAAATAAGTCCTAAATCCATAAACAATTTAATCAAATGGAAACAGATGTTTTTGGTAAAAATATTTCCATTGAAGATGCAGTGAAAAATCTCCCATCTGGTAGCTATAAACCAAAACCAGTTAGCTCACCAGAACCAGAAAAACCTATTAAAGTCACTATTACATCTCAAAGAAACAAACCTTTGATATCTCCAATGCCTGTTAAAAAACCAACAACTCCAATAGCCGATGAACATCAACCACCAACTACCAACTGGAAACCAACTCAAAATCGAATTATTATCAAACGACCAGACAGTAATTCAAAAAGCAGTACACCTCCTACAAGTCAAAAAACATCACAATTAAATTCCCCAGTTGAAAATCCAAGAACATCCAATATCTCTGAAGGACGCAAGTCAGCCACACAAGGATCACCAGAAGGACGCAAGTCAGCCACTCAAGGATCACCAGAAGGACGCAAGTCAGCCACTCAAGGATCACCAGAAGGACGCAAGTCAGCCACTCAAG